CCGCGGCACGGTGGTGCGCGCAGGCGGGTGCTTCAGCAAGGTAGGAATGGACGCGCTGCCAGCCGATGACACGCGACCCGGAGCCCTTGCCGGCCTTGGTTAGGTGCACGCCGTGCTCGGCGTAGATGCTGGCGATGGGCTTCGCGTCGCCGCGGGTCGCCCACATGGCGTCGTCGGCGAACCGCGACAGTACGTGCTCGCCAGCGGCCTCGGCGGCGAGGATCCGCTGGGCCTGCTCGGCTTCGCCGACCTGCCGCTGGTAGATCTCCCGGTACGCCCACACACGGCCGTCCTCGTCGACGGCCGCCCACAGCACCGCCCACGGGGCGCTATAGCCCCAGTCGACGCCGTTGTAGCGCCGCCACGAGGCGGGGAGTTCTATCGGCTCGACGACGTGCCGGTCTCGCTTGAGCTCAGGGAACATCATGCCCGCGAACACATCCCAGTCGCCGTCGAGGAATGCCGCCCTCAGCTTGTCCGGCAGGGCTTTCAAGTCCTGCGCGTACTCCGGGTTGACGTGCGGGTTGTCGGACAGCTTCGACGGGATGAAGCGGACCGTCCGTCCTCGTTCGTCGGTGACGACCCGCTCGCCGTAGCTGGTGGGCTGGATGTAGCGGGCCTTCACCGAGCCGTGGCCGGGGCCGCCCGGATTGGTGCCCGACCGGATACCGAGGACGGGGATGTCCCGACGCCCGGAGCGGAGCCGGGACTCCAGGAAGCTGCACACGTCGGGTGGGGTGAGGGTGCGCTCGTCGAAGATGAGCAGCTGGTACTGGCCGCCTTGGCGGCGGGTGGCGTCCTGCAGGGACTCGGCGTACCGGAACATGATCAGGCTGCCGTTCGGGAACCTGAGTTCGTAGTCCGTGCCGTTCCAGACGGCGCCGAGCCCTTTGGCGAAGCCCAGGTTCGCGAGCTCCGCGATCAGGGACTCCTTCAACTCCGGGTAGGAGCGCCGGAACGCACCCACCCGAAGCCCCGGGTAGCGGACGCACTCGCGGATCGCGTGCGCGGTCAGCGCCCTGCTCTTCCCGCCGCCAGCCGCGCCGCCATAGAGGACGTCGTACTCGGTTGCTCCGTGGAAGATGCGCTGCTTCTCCGTCGGCACGTACCCGAGGGACGGGAACACGTCCAGGGTCCGGAGCCGTTCCGCCTGGCGGCGGTCCACCTCAGCCTGCAGACGCTGGATCTCCCTCAGCGCCTGCAGCTTCGCGGTCAAGAGCGGCGAGCTGCTGGTTGAGTCGCTCGGCTTCTGCGGTGAGGGCGTCAACGGTGAGCACCTCCACCCGCTGGGCGGCGTCGAGGCCCATGAGTTTCGCGCGCCGCTCCGCGACCCGACGCCGGTTGTCGTCGATCTTCAGCAGACGGTCGACCGCGGCGAGGAACGGGCTGTCGTCCGGCAGTGGCTCACCCTCGTGGGTGATCACTCGCCCGTCGGACACCTTCAGGTTCTGCCGCTCCAGCAGCTGCTCCACGCGCTCGTAGAGCCGGGCCAGGCGGGCAAGTTCCTCGTCGAGGCGCAGGACTTCCTGCTGGCGGAACACCTCGATGCCGGCGCTCTGCTGGACGAGTTGCTCTTCGAGGATCCGGTGGAAGTCCTTGCTGGCGGCGCTGACGCTGCCGTAGCCGAGCTCCTTGTAGAACTCGTGGTAGGGGCGGCCTTCGTTGCGGTACTGGATCAGCTTGATGCGCCGCTCGGTGTACTCGACCATCTGGCGGTGCTTGATCTTCGGCATCGGTCACCTCCAGTGGGCGGGGGATCCCGGGTCGAGCGGCCCAGTGTCGGCGGCGGGAAGGGGTTCGGGGGTGCAGGTGCACTTGGGGTGCGGGGTGTGGTCGCCATGCGGGCCGGTGCAGGTGGCCTCGTGGATGCTGGCGGCGGCCTCGATGTCGATGGCGTGGTTGCCGCACGCGAACACGGCCCGGACGTAGTCCGCGCCGGTGGGCATCGGCCCAAAGTCCGGGTCGGGCAGTTGGACGTTCCGCAGGAGGTAGGCCTCTTCGCGGCGGGTCCGCTCGGCCGCGAGCTCCACGGCGAGTTCGGCGTCGGTGAGGCGCCGCTGCCACTGCGCGAGCGCAGGCTGGCCGCAGTTCTCGCAGGCCGGGCCCGCAGACATGAGCGGGATCGGCTCGGGGGCGACGGGCTGCGGTGTGCCGAGGTTCATCGCTACCCCTATCCGATCTGGTTCCAGGCGGTGCCGCTTGCAGAAGGCGTGTACTCCGCGTGCGACCACTGGCCAGTGATGGTCTTGGAGGAGGCTCCGGAGATGAGCTGCCCCGTCGCTTCCTGCACCGTGATCGTGCCCGTGCCGACGTTGACCACCACGACACGCTTCGTGCGGGTCGCCGCCGACGGCAGCGTCACCGTGATCGAGCCGCTGGCCTCGATGACCTCATCCCACGGCTGCACCGAGTAGTTGGCGCTGACCGCCGTAGTCGGGAACGACAGCTGATCGTTGACCAGGTCGAAGCCGATCGCGTGGTCGAGGCTGATCGGAAACGTCACCTCACCAGTCAGGATCACTTGGCCCTTGGCGGATGCGGAAGGCGTGCCGCTCCCGTTGTCGCCGAAGAGAACGCTTCCTTCGGTGTCCAGCAGGATGTGGAGGAACGGCCCGATCCCACCGCTGCCGGCGGCGATCAGGTAGAGGTGGTAGTGGCAGGCCTCAACCGAGAAGAACCCGCGGATGGCGTGCGTGCTACCGACGCTGCCGTAGTAGAGCCCGACAGGGCACAGGCCGGCCCACGAGTAGAGGATCCGGACGCCGACCGCATCGGTGTGCTCCGTCGCGAACAAGCCGTACGTGTAGCCGCCGAAGCAGGTGACGTTGTCCAGCACGACGAGGTCGTTGTTCCCCGACGCGGGCAGCAGCAGGCCGACGCTGAGGCCGGTGCCGAACTGGCTGGGGTTGCCGTAGTCACCGTTGCCGACGGTGCCCATGCTGCCGTAGCCGAAATCACGGAGCCTGGCGTTGGCGCAGCCGGTCAGGTCCGCGGCGGTGTAGCCGAGACCGTAGGACGAGTACGTGGTCCGCAGCGCCAGACCCTGCAGGGCGACGTGGACGTTGGTGAACACCCCGGGCGAGATGCCGTAGCCGCCGGGCTGGCTGGGTCCGCCGAGCAGGCTCGGGTTGCCGCTGGCGTTGATCGACGTGGCCTGCGCGGACGGCGTCGCGAACAACCCGAACGAGATGATCGTGGACCCGCTGGCCTGGGCGGGGATCTGCTGCCAGTGCTGCTGCGCCGCGCCGTCGCCGACGCCGAGCAGGGTGAGGACGACCTTGTTGCCGGTCGTCGCCACGACGGGGATCGTCAGCTGGCTGTTGCCGGACGCGCTGGTGACCAGCGGCCCGCCGACGCCGTAGATCCCGGCGGGGAAGAACACCGTGGCCGCGCCGACGCCGTTGAGCTTGGCGTAGGCCACGGCTGCGTTGATCGCGGACTGGATCGCCGCGGTGTCGTCCGACGCCCAGACGACCGTGAGGCCCGTGAGGGCGGACCCGGTGGCGTTCGCGACGGAGATCGTGATGCTGGTCGGGCTGTTGACCGTGTTGATGACGCCAAGCAGCGTGCTGACACCAGCAGGGCCAGCGCCCTTGACCATGACCAACTTGCCCACGTCCGTGGCCGAGTTGAACAGCCCGGTCGCCGAGGTGATCGTGCTGCTGCCGACGCCCATGGCCCCGTCGACGACGATCTGCCCGTTGCCCTTCGCCCCGTACGCGGCGGCCTGGACGTTGAACACCCACGGCTGGTAGACGCCGAGCGCGGCCTGGGCTGCGGTGACGGTCGCCGCGCCGGTGCCGCCCTGCGCAACGGGCAGGGGTGCCGCAAGGTGCGTGGAGACGACCTGCGGGGTGCTGTTCGTGCCGCCGAGGTCTCCGCCGATCTGCACGCCGCCCGCGCTGACCGTGATGGTCTGCGCTGGCCACACCCCGGCGGCCTTGGGCCCGTGGAGGATCCAGGTGGCCGGGTAGTTGGTGGTGTCGGCGTACCAGTCGCCGTTGACCCCGGTCGAGGCGGACGGCGCGCCGACCCCGGACAGGAGGCTGTTGCCGCGCGGGCCCTGGATCCCGACGGGGGAGACGGTCACGTTCACCCGGCACCCCCTCTTCTACGGGACGGCGACGAGCTGCGTCGTGAACTGCCCTCTGACGACGGTCTGCTGGCCTGGCGTGCCAGGGTTGAGCCACAGCGCGTAGGGCCGGGCGCCTTCGCCGAGGAGCGCGGTCGCTGCGGCCTCGATGACCGCCGTCGCGACGTTCCCGGCCACGGTGATGTAGCCCTGCGCGCCGGCCGTCGTGCTGATCGACACGAGCGCCGGTTCGGTCTGGTCCGTCACCGTGGGCCGGATCACGAGCTCGAACGTGGCCGTGGACAGGTCCGCGGCGGTGCCGTCGTCGTTGAAGAAGGTGTAGCCCTCGGTCCATTCACTGTCAGCGTCGGTGGTGACGTGCACGAGCATGGGCAGCGGCATGCATCACCACCTCCCCGGGGCGAGTGGCTGGGTTCAGGCGGTGGTGGCGTCCGTGACGGCCTCGGCCGCCAGCGTCTTCGCGTCGGCCTCCGCCTCCGCGACCACGGGCGCCTCGGCCTGCACGGCGGCGGTCTCGGCGTCGTGCGCGACCTCGACGGCGTCCTTCTTGGCATCGGTGGCGACCTGCGCCTCGCCGTGGACCAGGTGGTCCAGCAGCTCGTGGGCGCGGGCCAGCAGCGAACGGATCTCGGCGACGATGACAGCAGACATGGGGTTCTCCTGAGGGCGAGAGGTTACGGGCAGGTCCAGGGCGTGAACGGGGGAGTCCACGGCTGGCCGTCCCCGGCAGTCCCGGTGGGGGTGCCGGTGTAGTTGAGGGGCTCGAACATCAGGCCCGCGCCGACTTCGTTGCGCTGCCCGGTCCACAGGTCGATGCCCTGGTAGGCCTGACCGTTGACGACCGAGATGCGGCGGGGCTGGCCGCCGCAGCTCGTGGCG